TCGTTGTATGTTACAAGTAAGCAAGATTACAGAATGCACCCCGGTCAAACGAGCGCTTACACGTACATGGTCAAAGCCCCCACGTCCTCCGCCCTTCTTTTTACGTACGCCTGAACGAACGCCTCGGTCACCGTGAAAGGCAACGTCACGTCGTGGTCCTGGCTGCCGAGGTACTGCAGCATGTTGGTGTTCGAGATGACCGCCTCGAGGCCACGTCGCAGGTTGCGTACGCCCTCTTCGGTCGGGACGCGGCTTACGATGGACGCGATGACGTCGGGCGTGAAGACCACGTCGGCTGCCTCCATACCGTGCTCCTTCAGCAGGACAGGCACCAGATGCCTCTGTGCAATGACGACCTTGTCGGCCACGCTGTAGCCCTTGACGCGTATGACGGTCATACGATCCAGGAGAATGGGGCTCACGAGCTCCTCGTTGTTGAATGAGAAGACCATGACGACCCGGCTGAGATCGAGGGTGATGTCGGCAAAGTACTTGTCTGTGAACGTGTCGTTCTGGCTGCTGTCGCTGATGCGCATGAGGACGTTGATGACCTCCTCGCCCTTGGACGTCGCCGAGCACTTGCATAACTCGTCAAAGAGGATGAGCGGGTTGGCGCTCTTGGAGTCCATGAGCGCTTGTGCGATGCGTCCATGAACGGCCGCCTCGTACGTGATGGCGTGCCCATCCAGGTAGGCGCCGTCGTTGGCGCCGCCGAGCGGGATGAGGTTGTACTTGAGGTGGAGGATGTCGGCGACGGCCTTGGCGAGCGACGTCTTGCCGGCGCCCGGAGGTCCTTGGATGCCGATGACGTGGCCACGTGAGTGCGGGTTGGAGACCCATTGGGCGAGCATACGCATGACATGGTCCTTGCTTTCGACGTGGCCGTAGATCGCCGCGTCGAGACGTTCGCGGGCATCGCACAGAAAGGCCCGCACTGCCTCGATGCCGTCCTCGCGACGTACAGGCTGCTGCACGTAAACGCCCAGAGGAAGCCGCATGGCCGACTGCATCCATGAATAATACTTGTGGTACTCGCCGGAGTCCTCGGACATCTTATTCAGCATGTCGAGCTTGCGCAGCAGGACGTGCTTGGTCTCAGACGTGCACGGCGACTGTAGGATCTTGAAACGCGTCGGGGCTTCGGGGCCTGCATTGTTGCCGGAGGTCATGATCGACGTCTCAAGGCTCTTGAGTCGAGCTTGGTCGGCGGGCGCCAGCGTCTTGAAGTACCGCTTGTCCTCCTTGGTGTGGTGCCCTCCGGGGTAGTGGGGGTTCTTTGCTTCGTTTGCGTTCGAGTCAGAGTCTGAGTCCGAGTCAGATTCAGCGTCAGAGTCCGAGTCATCGATGGCTTGCATGCGCTTTCGCTTAGCGTAGCGAGCCGCCATACGTCTCAGACCACCACCGCGTCCGGTCATCCTGTAACCACGGCCAAGTTTGGGCACGTTGCAGGCGTCCTCCGGGTCAACGTCTTCGGAACAAGCGTCCTCCAGGTCTTCGGAACAAGCGTCCTCCAGGTCTTCGGAACAAGCGTCCTCCAGGTCTTCAGAGCAAGCGTCCTCCAAGTCCTCATCGGCATCCTCTGTAGCTTCGTTTTCGTCGTCTTCACCGTCCTCGTCGTCAGAATCGTCCTCCTCTGTACTCGGGTCCTCTACGATAAAGTCACCCATGCTGTCGTTCGAGTCGGAGTCCTCCGCGTCAGTAGACCACTCGCTGCTGCTCCCAATGGTCTCACCCTCTGACTCTGTGTCAGACTTCGTATCAGACTTCGTATCAGAGTCTACAGTGAACTCGGGGGACGTGACGGAAGGAGACGTGACGGACGCCGACGTGCCCGACGTGCCCGACGTGCCCGACGTTGCCCGAGACGTAGGTGGCGTCTTCGTTGTGCATGCACGTATGGGACGAGGTAAACGTTGTGGCAGATGACTGGTTGTTACAGGATCCATGTCTTCGGCTTCGACTCCGGGCTTCGGGCCAGCACACCTCGCTTCTTGGGCTAGAGGTTACTCTGAGACATCCTTTTTTCCGACCGCAAAAATGGAACAGTTCTATCTCCATTTAAAAATATCGAGCATAAACAGGACCTAGCGGACCTGAGAGATCTGGCCACACCAGAACTCGTCTGGTGTTGCTGCAGAGTCGGTAAGTATGTCGATCTACAAGGAGCTAAGCTATGATCAAGACATCGACGTGGTACGTGGAATCCAGTTCAGTGTGCTGAGCCCAGATGAGATAGAGCGTCGATCGGTGGTGGAGGTGACGCGGACGGACACGTACAGCGGCAATGTGCCGGTGGTGGGCGGCCTGTTCGATCCGCGCATGGGCGTGCTGGAGCACAACAGGCTGTGCGACACGTGCCAGATGAAGAACTCGCAGTGCGTCGGTCACTTTGGCCACCTGAAGATGGCACGTCCCGTCTTCAACGCCATGTTCTTCGAGCACGTCAAGAAGTGCCTCAAGTGCATCTGCCATCGGTGCTCGCGCGTCCTGGTGTCGCCCGAGAGCACGTTGAAGGAGCTGCACGAGGAGGCCGTGCGCATCAGCGGCATCAAGAACCTGGCCAAGCGTCACGACGCCATGGCCACGCTCTGTGCCAATACGCGCATCAAGAAGTGCGGCGACGACATGGACGGCCGCGAGGAGAACCTGCGGCCCGGTTGCGGTGCGCCGGTGCCGACGCGCTCGGTGAAGGACGGCGCCCTGAAGATCGTGTACGAGTGGCGCGATGCCAAGGACAAGGAGTCGGAGCCGGTCAAGAAGGAGTACTCGGCAGACGACGTGCTGCGCATCTTTGCGCGCATCACGGAGGAGGACATGGAGTCCATTGGCTTCAACCCCAAGTGGAACCGTCCGGAGTGGATGATCTGCACGGTGCTGCCGGTGCCGCCGCCGGCCGTGCGCCCGAGCATCATCGAAGAAAACGGCCAGCGTCGTGAGGACGACCTGACCCACAAACTCAGCGACATCATCAAGGTCAACAACCAGCTGAAGCAGCGCATCGAGAGGGGCGCCGTCACGGAGGAGTACCTGCGTCTTACGACCATGGTGCTGCAGTACCACGTGGCCACGTTCATCAACAACCAGATCCCGGGCCTGCCCCAGGCGCAGCAGCGCAACGGCCGCAAGCTGAAGAGCATCAGCGATCGTCTGAAGAAGAAGGAAGGCCGCATCCGTGGCAACCTGAACGGCAAGCGCGTGGACCAGTCGGCGCGTTCGGTCATCACGCCCGATCCGTACATCAGCCTGGACGAGCTGGGCGTGCCCTACAAGGTCGCGATTCAGCTGTCGTTCCCGGAGACGGTGAATGTCTACAACATCGACGAGCTGCGGGCGCTGGTGCGCAATGGGCCGGACAAGTGGCCGGGCGCCAAGTACGTACGCAGCGCCGAGCAGGGCAAGACGTTCACGCTGCGCTTCGAGGCGAGCCGCGAGTCAATCGCGGAGAACCTCAAGGTCGGCGACACGGTGGACCGTCATCTGCGCGATGGCGACTACGTGCTCTTCAATCGGCAGCCGTCGCTGCACAAGATGAGCATGATGTGCCACCGCGTAAAAGTGATGCCGCATCAGACGTTTCGGCTCGGTGTACTTGCGTGCACGTGCTATAACGCAGACTTCGACGGGGATAAACAGGTTCAATCTTGTCCCCAACAGGTGGCTGCTTGCTAAGTTGTCGACAACACTTAGCAAGGAAAACAGTGGAAGTGTCGACGGTGAGTGTAGATGTGCACTCACTCATATAACCATCTAGTGGCAACGGGAGCGATGGCTCTTCGCGCTGCAAGACGTCCAAACTGCGGGAAACTCCTTAGAGCCGTTTGGTACCGGCGGACCGTCGAAAGGCGGTCGCAGCCACCACGCGTAATGGCGTGGGTAATGTTCTGTAGTGGGAGCATGTGTAGATTCATTATGACCTTCTCGGCTCATGATGACTCTGCTTATGATTCTCCTATGGTGACGTGTGAAGATTCATCCAGGATTTTCTGGAATCTGCACATGATCCCCATTTAAAGGTTTGAAGGTGATTGGTTATCACCCCCCCAAGGTTCCGCAAGGCTCCTTCAAAGGTACGCACGCAAGGTCTGACAAGGTCCGACAATGGCTCTTCAGTCCCATGGCTACTCACTGTCCGTCGATGATGCCAATGGCACACTCATTCACGCGATGCAGGAGAGCTCTCTTGCGCACGTGCAAGCTTTGCTACCCAATCGGACCAAGCTGATGGATGCTGACAAGCAAGACCTCGTCTACTGCGAGATCTACATGATCGAGAACAGTGTCGAGGGTCCCGATCACGGCAAGAAGTACATTGGTCAAGCTGCGTCGCATCGTCTCAACCATGAACGCTATCGTCCGTACGGCGGTGACAAGCGTTGGAAGTCTCACATCAGTCAAGCTAAATGCGACAGTCCATGCAAGCGGGCAACCGACTTTCATGTGGCCATTCGCAAGTACTTTGACTCTATGACTTTCAAGGTGATTGCTTACTGCCCGATGGATGAGGCCGACATCTGGGAATCGTACTACATCGCTCATCATGGCTCTCTCTTCCCCAATGGTTACAATCTAACCAATGGTGGCCGTGCGCCCACTGCAGTCATTGCACGTAGGCACGCCGACCGGGAGGAGCTGGCTCCTGTTGAGCATGTGAAGCGGGTCCTTGGTACGACATCGCATTCCGAGGACACGCGTCAAAAGATTGCGGACGGCATTCGTGCGTTTCATGAGAACAGCGCTCTTGCAGAGGAGGTTCGCCGTAAGAGCACGAACAGTGCACGCAATCAGCATGCCGAGAAGAAGTTCAGTGTCGGCATGGACTTTCGCATCGATCCGGCCAAGCTTGACGAGTACATCTCGACGCGCTCGACATCTGTCGTTGTTGTGTTCGAGCGCACCAGAAACGGCAAGTTCGTGACCTTCTACGTCGGCAAGAACGACGATACGATCGACGCGTGCAAGCAGCGTGCCATGGACTATCTGCAAGAGCTCGTGCGTCGTCAGGCAACCAACCAAACCAACCAAACCAACTAAAACCAAAAACAGAACAGTGGTAACAACCCAAACGGATTGGACAATCCGCAGCCAAGCCCCCGAACACCCGCAATGGCAAGGGTAGGGGGAAGGTTCAGAGAGTAGACGGTCGTCGGTCGCCCATGAAGGTTTAGCCAACCTGAGGCGGCTTAAGGTGTATTCCAATCCCGTTAGCGAAAGCGCGGGTCCAATTATGAATGTGTGCTACTTGACGCCCTGCAATCGGGCGTCTCATGAGCTGATTCATAATAAATGGAGATGAATCTGCACGCAGGGCAATCAATACAAACCATGAGCGAGCTCATGGACTTCGCGAGTGTGCCGTACCACGTCCTCACCCCCAAGGACGCCAAGCCCATCATCGAGATCATTCAAGATACGATGGTGGGTTCGTACCGCATCACCAAGGCGCACACGCGCATTCACGAAAAGGCCTTTGCTAATCTGCAAATGGTGAACTCCTACTTTACCGGCGCCCTCTCGACGCCCGGGGGCACGCATCACTCTTACACGGGCCGGCAGGCCTTCTCG